TTGAATCCGCTCAGTTCGCGGTTCGCAGCCTGCGCCGTGATTTCATCCACGCGTGTAGCGAACGACTTGTTCAGCTCGCCGACCTGCTGCACCGTCTGTTTGTGGATCTCATTCACTTCCGCCAGACGCTGGCCAGGATTGAGCCCATTATGGGGATCGAAGACGGCGCTGACTCTGTTCTTCTCTTCCTGCTGGACACGGGAAACGCCCGTCAACCCAACCAACTGGGTCTGAGCACGCATTTCCTGAATCTTGTGTTCTTCCTCTTCCATCCGGTGCATCTGTTCGTTATGGAACTTGGCCTGGATATCAGCGACGGCCTGGCTCGATGCGATGTGCTTTTCTTCCAGTTCTCGAATCGCGGCGGCTTCTTGGGCGGCATAAAGTTTCGATCCGCGCAGTCCCGACTCCAATGCTTCCTCGTGGATGCGGCGCAGTTCCTGGGCGTCCGTTCTTTGCTGCTCGGTCTGGTGAGCTTCAAACTCCGCCTGGGCGTGCTGTTTTGCAAGAGCGTTCTCAGCCGCGCCCACGTCTGGACGCACCGTGAGGTAATTGGGATCTGTGGGGTCTTTCCCGCGATTTGCGATATCAGCCAAGGCCCGAGCTTGTTCGCGCCGGAATCGCGCATCCTCATCCGCCTTCTTATTCGCCGAGTCCCGTACCACGCTGTCCTTGGCATTAGAGCTAGCTCTTGCTTCCGCCTTTATTTTCTCGTCATCGATCAACTGGAGGTTCTTTTTATGCGTCTCTTCCATCACGCGAAGATGATCAGCATCGCTCTTCCCTTGGGCTGTGTTTAAGCTGTTGGCGTCCTCAACGCCAAAATGGCTCTGGGCTTCGCCGAGGGTGTTGCGCCTTCCCTCGCCACCAAGCGCCCCCATGAAAATATCTTCCCAACTCTTGGAAGTCACCTTTTTCTGATTGAGCTGGTCTATCTGCTGATTTGCCTTCTGCAGATCGGCATTCAGTTCATCGATACCCGCATTTTCATAAAACTTCTTCGATGCCGCCTCGGCAGCCTCGTCGTTGTATTTTTTAATTGCGCCGTCAACGTCCAGCCACTTCTCGTAAAGCTTCTTTGCCCCATCGTAGAGCTGGGTGAAGACCATTGTGCCGATCTGGATCGCGCCCAGACCAATCATCGCCGGTCCCAACGCGCTTAATGCTTCCTGCGCAATCTTGCTTTGAGCAACGAGGCGCTGCATGGCGCGGGGAAGATGGATGTCGAACTCTTCCGTCAGAAGGTGCGTGCCATGCAACGCTTCAGTGGCCTCGCGCCGCGCACTTGCCAAGGCTCTTTCGGTGTCACTGGCAGCCTTCTTGCCCTTCTTCCCCATTTGGTCGAGGGAAAGGTTCAGCCGCTCCAACGTGGAGTTGAGCGCTTGGGCGGTGGGCGTGATCCCCTTCAAGGCGGTATCGACATTGCGCACACCGCTGACGGCGCCCTTCTCATCCACCTGCAACTCGATCTGTACAGCCGTCGCCATTGCTATCCCCTGACCCCTAATCCCTGTCTATGGCTACTTCCCAATTTCCCCCATGCACTCCCGGCAGACCAGCGCATGCACTTCGTTGGGCATACCGCAGTGGGGGCACGCCGGGTGCGCGGACTGGAAGCGACTCCGCTCCTGTTTGAGCATGAGCAGCCCTTCAACCTCGACGGCCGCCAGATCGAGCGGAACAATCTCCAGCACGCGCTCAACCCAGATGAGGTGCGCAACCCATACGTAGTAGCCGTCCGGCAGAGTGCGCTGAGGCAGAAGCGCCTTGCGCGCCTCATCCTGGTGCTCAGGAGGGGTCGCGGCGAGAGTTCGATTTGCTTCCGGATACGCATACCCCTCCTCGAAAAACTCCTGCGCGGCCGTGCGCAGCCCCTTCAGATCCCGCGCCGCGTCCCTCACAGATCACTGCACGCGAACGGCATCGCCCTGCGAGAAGAGCGCCAGCGCGGCCTCGGCCTTGTGCGCGCCGTCCATCTCCCGCTGGATATTCTCGATGCCCACCAGCGGCTTGCCGTCCACTGAGTAGCCGTCGACCTCTTCAATCAGCTCGTCGTAGATCCGCATGGCTACGAGCTGCCGCGCGGGATACGTCGTGATACCGTTCTCCGCCGTGCCTTCGACGCGCACCCGCGCCGTCTCAAAGTTGAAGTGGCGAAGCTGTGCGATCGACGGCTGCCGGAACCGATGCACCAGGCCGGAGTAGAGCGTGGCTTTGCCCTTGTCGCCGGCCGACCAGAACGCGTCCAGTTCGATTGTGATCAGGTCGGCAAGCTGCGCGGTTTCCCGCGGACGGCTCGATTCGCCCACATTGCGCAGCACCACGCCTACAGAGAGGCGATGCGTCAGGGGCAGCGCCGCTTTCCAGTTCTTTAGGCTGGACAGGTCGCCGTAGCCGTCCACGGACTTCAGCGCTTTCTCTACCAGCTCGATCTGCGCGGTCTCACTCTCATACACCGTCTCCCGCACCGGGCCTCGTTGCAGTGTCTGGTGAACGATAGCGGCGAAGAACGCCTGCCAGTCCGCGGCCGTAATGCGGCGGAAGTGGTAGCTGAGCGTCTTCTGTGCGCCCTTCAGCGTGATGGTGCGCGGAACGTCCAAGGGAAGCATGGCCGCTTCCGGCGCGCTCCCGGCCGGGAGTTCTGCGGTTGGGATTGCCGGAGCGTCGATGCGCTGCTTGCTGGTCTTTGCCATTTTCTTCAATCTCCTCGTAATTGGTGAAAAAGAAGGGGACAGCCCACCCGCGCCGTCCCCCAGGAGAAAACCCGTGACTAGACGCCGATCAGATAAGCCGGGTCCGTATTGCCGACCGTAACCGTGACGCTGTCGCCGCCGCCGGCAGGCTGGAGAATCGAGTTCTGGTCCAGCTCTACGGTGTAGGCCACGTACTTGTCCTGTTCGCCCAGGTCTGCCTTGGGCAGAATGACGTGCGGATAGTCGGCCAGAAACGTGGTTGCGCCCGAAGCGACTGCGATCTTCACTTCGAGCGGCGTCTGCTGGATCATCCAGTCGCGCACATCGGTGGATGTGTCGACGGCGATCACCAGCTTGAGTTTGTTGATTGGGCTGCCCATCCGAACGAAGTAGGGCTTGGTGCCTCCGCCGCAGGCACGGAAAAGCTCGCATGCATGATCGAAGGTCGCTTCCCAGCTCAGAACGCGGGGCGAAAGCGAGACCGGCGCACCTACCGGGCCGATCTGCACAGTGGAACCCGAGCCGTAGAGGTACTGCGCCGTGGGGAGCGCGGGCAACGCGGCCATTGCGCCGTCAGTCACGGTGTCGAGCCCCAGGAAGGAAGCCTTCACCATCACCGACCCCTTATCCGCTCCCGAGATCACAACCTGTGAGAGGGCCAGGTCGCTCCACTTGCGCTTCAGGCCGGCCGCGTCTTCGATGTAGACGTTGGTCAACGGAGCCGGGTCGCCCGTGTCCTTCCATGTGAACGTGTGCGTATTCGGTGCAGGCGCCGCGCCTGCGATAAACGTCTCCTGGCCCATCACAAAGGCGAACAGGAACCCGGCCAGGAAGTCGTCCAGCCGCGTATTGAGGTTGAAGGACGATGACTCGGCAATCAGGCGGCTTTCGGTCGCCATCGAGTTACCCTTGCCGGAGTACTGGTAGTCGGTCTCTTTTTCGTAAACCTGCTGCGCAAAGCCGGATGTCTCGGCGCGGGCAAGGTAGGTAAGGGCGGCATCGGCGAAGACCTCTCCTATAGTTTCCTGCGATTTCGCGCTCAACACGATCTTGCGGGCGATGGTCCTCTGGGTTGAAAACGTGGTAGCCATTGAAGCTCCTTTCGCTCAGTTGAGCGGAAATTCCTGAACCGGGTGAATGATGCGAACACTGTGGCAGAGCACATTGCCGAAGAAAACCAGCTTTACTCCCTCGGCCTGCGGCGGTCCCGACCAGTCGAACTGGTTGCCGAAGTGGCGATTTGCAAATGCGCCGAACACTGCGCAGATGGCCTCGATCTGCGCCTGCCAGATCGGCTCCGAGACGCCGTCTTGAAACGCCATAAAGCCGGTCATGACGATGTTGTGCGTCCGGCTGTAGGCCTGCATGGTCTGGTCCTTAGCCGGCGACGATTCGCGCGTCACCATCCAGGTGCGCACGATCGGGGCGCCTGGGTCGGTTGTCGCATCCATAAACAGATCTCTGAACTGACCGTCATTGTTCGAGAAGCGAATTTGGTTGTAGACGTTTGGCCCCACGCCCGGCACGGTTTTCAGAAGTGCGTAGACGGCGGCGATGGCTGTTTGCGCGCTCATGCCATGGCTCCTGCGAATCCGTGTGCAATAAAGGCTGCGCCGATCGCGTGCTCCAGCGCTGCCGGGGCCAGCGGTTCCAGGTCGGCCAGGGCGCGGGAAAACATCTCGTGGCCTTGCGTGCCCTTTTTCTTCATGGACATCGAGATGGCAAACGCCAGGCTCAGCGCCTTCTTTTCGTCGTCGATGCCAAACTTCTTCTGCACCCAGGCCAGCAGCGCGGAGGGCGGCGGCATGTGCGGCTTTGAACCCGTCTCCACCGGAGCCGCGTACACGTCGGCGCCCACCGCGGGGCTCACACCGATAATCTCCCGGCACATCGAGGCCTCGCGCAGAAACGTCGGCGTGATCGAAGCGGCCAGGTTGCCGAAGGCCACGGCCGGCGGTAGCGCGCCGTACGGGGTGGCGATGTACTCCTGCACCATCTCCGCACCCTTGATGCCGAGGGCTTCGAGACCGGCCTGGACGCCTTCTTCGAAGGCGGCAAGCATCGCTGGCTCCAAGGTTTCCGTTCCGCTGATCTTCGTCGCCCAGGCCATGGTTTCTTACCTCGAATATTTGTTGTGGACCAGCCGGTCCACGCCGCTGTTCTGCTCCAGATACTGGTTGCCCAAGGAAAATGCCGGACCAACTTCGTCCTCGCCCGTCGCGCCCTCTTCCACGCCCATGTGGTTGTAGTAGCGCTTGCGCAGCGCCTTGGCCACGGCCAGCATCTCGGCCGACTTCGAGCGGTACTGCACCACGTCCGCCTGAAGCGTTGAGTCGCCCGTACCCACATAAAAGGACGCCAGCCGCTCCGCGCCCAGGCTCGCGGCAAAGTCAGTCACCGCGTAAAAGTCCTTGTCAGGCACGGTGGAACCGTCGCGCAGATGGCGCGCTGTCCAGGTCAAGCGGAGGGAATCGCCCGCCTGGGGCGTATCGAAGTTGATGAGGATCTGATCCGGCTTCCCAGGCGTGCGGTAAACGCGGAAATCGGAATCCAGAATAAGCTGCGGCGGCTGCTGGCCGATCGGGAACTCGATCTGCTGGATCACAGAGAAGTTTGATTCCCACACCGGCAGATTGGCGCCTTCGCCCGGCGCCACCGGAAGCGGGATGTAGTTGCTGCCGTTTCCCTCGACATCGCTCACCAGGTAAAGCGGCGCATCCTGCGAATAGCGCTCCAGGATGGCGCGGGTCACCAGCGCGGCCAGCGACGAAGTGATGAGGCCCGCGTCGTCCGAAAACACGTTCGGGATCTCCGCCACAAAGTCCGAGATTGCGTAGGGAAAGGGCACGTTCAAGCCTTTGAAGGTTGGGAGGCTCCCCTCTCAGAGAGCCTCCGGTTGCCAAAACCCAGGTACGCGCCGGTTACCCCTTGGGAGGGAGGCAATCTGGGCATCAGAAACCTGCTAAACGTCCACTTCCACGATGTCCAGCACCACGAACCCAGCCTTGGGCACCGTGGTTGCCGGAACGCTGGCCAGGTCCACCGTGACGACGTCGCCCTTGTTGAGGCGCGCGCCGCCGGGAAACTGGGAACCCTTGGTAATGGCAGTGCTGATCGACTTGCCCGCGGCTGCGCCGGCGATCGACAAGCTGGCGGCCGCATTCACGGCCACGCCGTTGATGTTGACATTGACCGCCGTTGCTCCGGCGCCCGTGCCGGTATCGCTGAGGCAGAGTTGCGCGCCCGCAACGCGCTGCGGCCGGGGCGACGTATAGGTCACCTGGCCAACGCTTGCCGCCAGCGGCGCGGGCAGCGGAAGAGTGAGTGTGCTTCTACGGAAACTGTCCTGCATGAAATCCTCGCTTTTCATTCGCGGCCCTGGACCGACTCCAGGGCCGCGCCAGCAATGCATCTACTGCGCTGTTGGTTGGGTATCTCAGCCGGCGACGACGTTCTTGCCCACGCCGCGGAAGTCGATGATGGCGCCGTTGAAGACCATCTTCACCTTGTATTGCAGCTCGTCCATCGTGAACTGGGTTCCGATGGTGGGCTGGTTGGCGAGGAAGATCTGCGGGTTCTCGATGCCGTCGAGGAACCCGATTTCAAGGAAAGGAGCGTTGTTCTGATTGGTGCCGTAGTACCAATCGGTTACGTCGGTGAGCTTCTCGTTGACGAAGATCCGCTCATTGTTGGCGCCGAACCGCTGGTAGAAGGCGTTGCTGCCGGCGGTATTGGTCTGGTTGATCTGGCGTGCGGTGGCGGCCAGGGCCGGAGGCACCATGATCCAATCGAGCGGCAGCCCCAGAGGTTCGCCCGAATCCTTCTCGGTCTGAGTCATCAGCGCGATCTCGGCCACGATCAGCGCGTCCTGCGAAAGGGCGGCTGAGCCAAGGTTCAGATGCGCGGCGTTGAACCAGGCCACGGCATCGGCGCCATAGTTGGGGTTGCTGGCAAAGAAGTTGGTGATGTAGTTCTTGAGCGTCCAGCGGCCGGCCCGCGCCAGGCGGCCGGGGAAGCGGGCGATTGCGCCCAGATCGTCATTGCGGATCGTCTCCTCAGAGATCGAGAGAATATTGCCGCGTTTCTGCATCTGGTAGCTCACGCGCTCATCCGTGGGCTTGGCAATTTCCGTGTAGCCCGGCGTGCCTTCCGCCACGATCGGCAGCTCGCCGAAGTAGCCCTCACGCACCCGGTCCTGCAGCTTGTAGTCGCTGATCGAGGCCTTGGTGTAGAGGTTCGACAAGCCATCGAGCGCCAACTCCGCCCAGTCCTGCAACAGACGCTTGGTCATGGAGTTCAGCAGGATGTTGGGGAAGTCGCCCGTCATCACAGCTTCCGAAGCCAGCATGCGGGTGCCGCTGAAGCCACCGCCGCCCGTCAGGTTGCTCAGGTCGTAATCCCCCGTGATGGTGGAGTAGGCCTCGCGCAGACCCTTGAATGCCGGCACGCCCTTGTTCATCGAGTCCTTGATACCCAGGGCCGCTTCCATAGCCAAGTGAAGCTTGTCGGCGGAATCGAGCGTGATCGCCGAGCCGGGACGCACGCGGCCCACATTGTTGAAGGCGGCAAAGGCGGTACGGACACTGGTGATTTCCGCGTCGATTGCGGTCTGCGGCAGATCGGCCTCGGCGACCAGGGCGGACTCCAGGTGTGTGCGCGCCAGGTCCTGCGCCGGCTTGGGCAGCTTCGAGCTGACCAGAGAGGTTTCAATCCGGTTGCGGCTCTGGATGCGATGCGCCTCGGCGAGCTGCGTAGCGGCCTCGGCTGCGGTCACAGTCACAACGGGCGCGGCTGCGGCCGGCGTCTCGGTGAAGGCGGTTGTGACCGTCTCCATGAAGGCCGGGTAATCGGCCTCGGCAACGGTGGCGAACTTCAAACTCAGCTCGGCGCAGCGCGCGGCGTTCTTTTGCCGAAGCGCTTCGAGCAGTCGAAGAATGGAATTCTTCATGGGTGCTCCTTCGGTAGCGCTGGCAGCGCCGCCGCGGTTGGGACGATTGGGAACAATCGCCAGGGATTCAGGTTTGACCGCACTCAACTGTGCGGCCGACAGTGTGCTCGCCACGTCGCTATTGGCAACGAGGAACTTTCCGCCCGCGCCTCCGCGAGCGCAGAGGTCGACAGAAAAGAGAGTGTCCAGGCTTTCAGACACCAGGCAGTCCTTGCCCTCGATCCGGCCGGCCTTGAACTTCACATTCATCAGGGCCGAGGTGCCGAATAGGTTGAGGCGCTTCGCTTTCCGTGCGTCGTCAAGCTTCGACCGCAAATCGGACTCGGCAGAAAAGAGATTGACGGTGGTAATGGCCTGAGTCCCGTCAAACGAGCCGCCCTCCATCCAGCCCGCAATGCGGTCAGGGTCGACCGCGCCCGTCGGGTCCGGACCTCCAATCTCTGGATGCCGGCGCCCAAAGGGTTTTCCGTGGACGGCCTCAGCTACTTGCTTGACCACCTCGGGAGTGTAGTAGTGGGGGACCCTCGCGCCACTGATGCCGCCCGTTGCCCAGCCCGCACGAATCGCGACGATTGGATAACGGCCGGGCTGCTGATCGGCTTCCGCCTCGCTGGCAACGAACTCGCATTCGGAGGCAACAGGCACGTACGCCGTCGTGACTTCCTGAGCGTCGCCAAACGTGACGGTCTCGCCGTCGATCGTGTAGGGAATGCGAAACAGCTTCGATTCCGGGCCCCGCGCAATCACATAATCGCTGAACGTCTCGTAGAGATAGAAGCGCGAGCCCCCATCGGTGTCGAGACCGAACTGCTCCCGCAGCGCGCCGCCGATTAGAGACTGCTGTTCATCGAGCGAAAGATCCGCTTCGGCTGCAAGAAGAATAGCGCTCCGCAGAACTGTTGCAGTCCTGCGGAGCTGGTGCGCGAATTGAAGTGGTTGCTTCATTCGAACCTCGTTGTTACTTCTCTGTGGCGGCAGCCTGGGTCTGAATTGCCGCGATCAAGTCCGCCTTGCTCGATGCCGGTTCGAGAGTCAGATCGTGCACTTCGGCGGCATGCGCAATCAGTTGCTCCTTCGTCATCTTCGAAAGATCGACAGACTGAGGAGCCGTATCGGCGATTGGGAATGCGTACTTGCGCCCATCGACGGTTACACACACACGCGTCGGAACGCTCTTGATGGTGCGATCTTCCCTGAGCAAGACTTGCCACTCTTGTAGTTTCGCGATTTCATCGGCGGAAGTAGGCGCGGGAACGGCGAGGAGCGCGTTTGCGCTCTTGAGCGCCACCGTGCGCTGGGCCGACTCATTGTCTGGGTAATCAAGCTTTGCCTGAGCGAAAGCTTTGGTGTAAGCTGCCGCCCACTGTTTTGAGGCTTTGTCCGACATGTGCTCCGGAGCGCTGGGAATTGCTGAGACTGTTGCCATGGTTCTTTCTCCTATGCAGCTTGGGTTGTGACCGAGAGGCCGTAGCTTTTGAGCAACTGGCGTTCCTGGTCAGTGGGTTTTAATTGGTCATCGTCCAGGTGTGGTAGCACCAGGCAATGGCAGTTGATCGTGTTCTCCGCAGATCCGGAAGGATCGCGCGGATACATCAGCTCTTCGCCTTCCACAAGGAAAGGCTCGCCGGGGTTGCGGATTTGGCCATCGGCCAACAGGTGCCCGACCCGCGGCACAAGCGCTACCGGGATGTGCTTCCAGATCTCCTTCAGCCCCGGATGCCGCGTGGCCAGGTCGCCGATCCGCGCCACCGAGGCCAGCGAGTGGATGCGCATCACCTCGTTAGTTGCGATCGACATGGCCTTTTCGCCGACCTGCGAAAAGAGCCCGGAGAACTTACCGCCTTCAAGCGTGGTGCCGATCTGCTCCACGAGTTGGGTAAGATTGGCACGGCCTAGGTAGCCCCTCTGAATGGCCGCATTGATCTTGGCGCCCATGTCGCCGGTCAGGCCGCCAATCAGGTCCGCCGTATATCCCTGGACAACTTGGAGCGCCGCGCGGTCGATCACCGGCTGAATCAGCGTTGTACCCGTCCCGGCCGCCACTGTTGCGTCCACGCTCGCCGCCGCAACTTTGTAGGCTTTATCCTCGTAGGAGTTCACCTGATGCGTGGCCGCGTCCCGGAATTGAGCCATGGCCCGTAGCACTTCAGCTCTCAGTGCTTTCAGACTCGATTCCGAATAGCTCTTCAGATTCGTGTGCGCCAGGTCGGCGAGGATCTCGCGGTTCAGATCGTCGAGCAGCTTCAGGATGGCGCGGCGCACCTCCGGCGACAGCTCCCCGGCCTGGCTGACCAGCAGGTTGAGCTTTGCCGCGTAAGCCTGTGCGCGCGAGTCCGCCATCAGGCCACCTGCTCTCTGGCTTCGTCTTCGTCCAGCAGATCGTCGTCCGGGCCTTTGCCTGTCTTGTCGGCCGCGTTCGGCTGCGAGGTCTTCAGCGAGCCCAGCGCCTGGGCCAAGGCCGACTGCGGGAAGAGCTGATCCTGCTGCTTGGCCGCGCGGTCTTGCTTCTCCTGTTGCGCGGCCTCGTACTCTTCGGCCGAGTCGTCAATGTCCACGCCGATCTCAGCCAGCAACGTATGGAAGGCCCGCGCAGCCGTCGCTCCGGTCACCCAGCCTTCCTGCTGGCCAACCTGCATGGCGGTCGCCACGCCCGTCAGCGTCTGCGCGCCTTTCTCCAGATCCTTCACCGCGATCTCAGGAAACTCGATCGAGAAGGAAAGGTCCACCCCTTGCGGCAGTACCCCGGCGCGCTGCGCGCAGCTCAGCACAAAGTTCAGCACCGACTTGATGCAGCGCGACATCAAGTTCTGCCGCTTCTGGATCTTCTTCGTGAACGGCGCATTCATTTCCAGCGCCGATGCGCGGTTGGCGTCGTCGCCGTCGCCCATCAACACGGGAGGAATTCCGGCGCCTCCCAAGCCGTACTTCTTCACCATGCCCGCGCCGGCCGCCATATCCTGGCCTTTGAAGTCCGGCGTCTGCGCCTGGATCTTCAGCTTCTCATTGCTCACGATGACGCCGCCCTGGCGCGGCGGGTCCTTGGTCAATTTGTTCTTGTACTCATCAACCTTCTTGGGGTCCGCTCCCTCCAACGTGTAATGCCACACAAAGGAATTCAGAAACCGGCACTTGTCTGCAAAGTCGAAGATCATCTGGTCGAAAACATCGATCCAGTCAGCCAGGCTGAACAACTCGCTGAAGCCGCGGCTGGCGCTCTTGGCCTTGTTCAGCGCGAAATAGAAGCACTCCCCGTCAAGCTGGCCATAGTTCTCATCGTTCGGGTCCTCGATGCGGCGAACGATCAGCATCGGCTTCTGCAGGACCTCGCCCACCTCGCGGCGCAGCCGGACAGCATACGGCACGTTGATCGAAGCCGTGCCGTCCGCCGTGGCCATCTCCGCGAACTGGATGGTGTCGATATTCATCGGATCGATGTAGCCGACGCGCACCCTACCATTGACCGGATTGACGGCCACCGGCACGCACAACTCGCCAAACGTGGTCTTCTCGTCGCACCAGGTCTCGATATTGGCGTCCATGTCATTGACTTCGTCGTTCCAAAAGTCGTCGATAACCTGCTGCACGCGCGGGTCCTTGGCTGTGACCCGCACGCCTTTGCCCAGGGTGTAATCGGTGAGGATCTCCACGATCCGTTTACCGAAGGGCGTCGTCACGGCCAGGAAATAGCAGACCTGCAGCATGCGGTCATGCATCAGCGGGTTCAGATCGCGGAGCGTGGCCAGACTGGTGATGCGCCGGAAACCCGGATCTTCGCCGTCGCCGGTGGTCAAGGTGAAGAGCTGTGGCGCGACGGCCTCGGCCGCCAGGCGCTGCTCGGGCGTGATCTTGCCCGTGCCCAGCATCTTGTACGCCGCGGTCAGCATCGGAATGTCGCTCTCGGCCACGTTCGACAAGCCAGCCTTCACCAGCGCCCCGCGCACGGCCGCTTCATCCGCGTCCTCGCGCGCATCATTCCAACGCTTGGCTTCGCCCAGGTTGAGCATCGTCATGCTATTGCGCTCGGCAATCGAGCGGCGCTGCAGCCAATTCTTTACGCGTCCCGGAATCAAGCCCATCTGGATCTCCTGTCGCGGCGCACGAAGTCGTCGCCGCCCCGGCTCTGGCCGGCGAGTACTTCGCCCCGGCCGACGCCGGATTCCCGGCCGCCCACCTGAGCGTTGCTGCTGGCGATTGCTACCTGAAAGTTGATCGTGCGGGCGAGCTGCACCGCGCCCTGCAGCGCGTCGGCCTGATCGTCCTTGATCTTTCCCAGAAAGAGGAGCTGCTGGATCAGCGTCTTTTGCGTCCCATCCAGGCAGAAGCGGATGGTTCCGTTCTCTACCAGCGACGAGATGCTGGAGATCCGGAGAAACTTGTCCGTCAGGTTGGGCACGCCGACAACGTTGATATAGCGGCCCGTCACCCGGCTCTGCTCTTCCATCTCCTGTTTCAGAGCGTCCTGGTACGCCTGGTTCTCGATACCCACAACGACCGGTTGTTCTTCGTCGTAGCGGTTGAGGATGAATTCCTTTTGCTTGATGTACGGAAGCTTCACGCCTTCCGCGCGCTCGACATGCAGGAAGCCATTCGTGTCGATTGCCAGGGTGACGCTGGCAAAGAAATCCGCCCGCTTCTTCAGGCTGATCGCCGGATCGTAGTAAGTGACCCGGACACACGGTTTCTGTTGCAGCTCCTCGCGCCGGTAGGCGTGGCGAATGATCCATCCTTCCTGAAACACCTGAGTGTCTGCGCTGATCGGCCGGTTGCGGAACTCCTGGTTAAAGAAGACCGACCCGACATCGCCTTCCTTTTCCTTCAGCGATTGCAGATCCCACTTCTCGGGCCACAGCACGGACTCCGGAGTCCACTCGTCGTCTACGGCCTCGTAGGTGCGTTTGATGAACCGCTTGAATTTCTCCGGGTCCAGCAGGTTCGACAGGAACGAGTCGAAATGCTGAATGGTGCCGACGGCGAAGATCTGGGCGTTCTTGCCCAGGCTCATCACCGTGCCCTTGAACCACTTGATGAGCTTGTCGCGCGTCTCCGGATTGTCTACGGACTCTTCATTCTCCAGATCGTCGAGAATAATCAGGTCGGGGCGGTATTGCCGGTAGCGCAGGCCGCGCATGCTCTGGCCGGCGCCACGCGCGACAATCGAGATCCCGGTGTTCGTCCGGCAATCGTTGACATCCCACTTCTTGTCGCCGACCAGGTCGCCGAAATCCTCGCGCAACTTGGCGTTGGTTTCCAGCTCCTCTTTGATGGCTGCGAGCTGGAGTGCGGCGTTCGCCTGGTTGTCACCGATGAGGACGATGAACCAGCGCAGCTTGTAGCAGATGCAATAAAGCGAGAAGATCACCGAAACGACGGTGGACTTCGCATGCTCGCGAGGCGCGGCGATGGCCGCATATTGCTCGGTGAGCAGAATGGTGTATAGCTCACGGTGGAAGACTGCCGGCGCGATAAACCGCCCGGTCTCCGGGTCCACCATGAAGTGCCGGAGATACTTGACGGCAAAGTCGGTGATCTGGTCGGCCAGGTCCCACGCCTGCGAGAGAATTACAGAGGCGTCCGCCTTTTCCGCCCGCGACTTGACCGGAACTTTTGAGAACACAGACCGGAGACCAGCTCCGGCTTCCTCAAGCCGCTGTCGCTTCGATTTGCTTTGCGAATGCTTCAGCGGCATGAGATAGCTCCGTAATCAGTTCGTCTTGAATCGGGTCGAGAACTTCCCGCACCTGTTTACGAGTGCGCAGCTTCTTGAGCAGATCCTGGGCGGCCAACAGGTAAATCTCTCGCGGATCGCCAGCCTCGGCCGCCAGCTTGGCCCGCTCGGCATCGATCTTGGCCAGGTCGGCCTCCACGCGCTTGGCCTGCAGCTCCACCCGCTGCAGCCGTGACATGGTCAGAGCCAGGGCGTTCAGTCCCTCCAGGAACTTGCCGCGATCCGCGCCGCCCACACCCTGCATCAAGCTGAACACCTGGTCGCGCATGGCGTTGATCACCGCGGCATTGCCTTCCGGCAAGCTTTTAGTGGCCAGGGCCGCCGCCCATTGGCGCGCCTGCTCCCCTTCGACAAGCACCTGCTGGCGCACCTGCGAGATGCGCAGATCGAACCAGCGCTGAAGCGACGACTTCGCCAGCCGCATCTCCGGGAACAGCTCCAACACCTTCAGGTCGAGCGACTCCCAGTTGATGAATCCGCCGCCGTCCTTTTCCCAGTTGGCGCTGAAGGGCTCGGCCGAGCGGCCCTCGATCTCGATCCACGTCGCTCCCCGGTCGTAGAGCAGCTTGATTGCATCGCGCACGCTCTGCGGCAGCTTGTCGATCTTGAGCGGCTGATTCACTTCCCGCTTTTCGCCGGTCCTTGGTCTGGGCTTTGTCACTGGTGATCTTCCTCAATTTCCACTGCCACGCCGATAGGCACTATCGCAAATCCGTGGTTTGCGCAGACCTGTTCTACAAACTGAGCGAATTGCCTCTCGGCTTCCTCACGGCTGCATGTGGGCGAAGGACTAAACCAACAAGGAGGATTGGCCCATGCAGCCAGCGCTTTTCCAAGAATGGAACTCGGTTCCTCTGGCATCAGACTTCTCCATCAGTCAAGCAAAACGTCGTCGTTGCTCTTGCGCCGCACCACCAAACCGAGGCCCTTGGCGGTCAGAGCGATTTCCGTGATCTCTTTCCGGCCGCTGATCTCGTTGGCGTGCTGATTGAAATCCAGATATTCCAGGACCTGGAGATCCTGCAGCAGCGTCAACACCTGGTCGCGCCCCACGCTTTGGCCCAACTCCTGCATCATGGCGAACACTTCAAAGTCGTCCATGCGCGAGAGCTGCGCCTCGTGCCCCTGGCGCACCAACTTCAGGATGATGCCGCGCCGCCGCTTCGTCAGTACCAGCTCCCGCTCTCCGCTCATTGCCCGTTCTCCCCGCCTTCATGCCGCCCTTGTGCGCCGCCGTTCAGGCGTGCGTGCAATCCCTGGACCGATGCGGCTACTTTGTCCAGCACAACGTCTTGCTTATCCAACCGCTCACAAATAGAGCCCAGCTCCCGGCCCGCGTAGATTGCGAGCCGTCTTACCTCTTCCGCCTGCCGGCCGCCTTGTTTGGCCAGCTCGGTCAGAGCATCGGCTTGGCGTCCGCTTGCGTGCGCCTGTTGCTGCACGCCCTCCACCACCGAGCTGAAAGTGGTTTGGACCGTGTCGTTCATCCGCGAGAGAAAGCGGCCAAGAAACATCAACCCCAGCAGGGCGAGGAATGGCCACGGCCCCCACTGCGCCAAGAGAGTGAACCCGGCCTGCGGCTGCCGCTGCAGCAGCTCAAAGGCCGCCAGGACGACAGCCGCGCCGCCGGCTGAGCTGAGCCCAATCCGCATGTGCTTCAGCCAGCCACCACGGAAGGTCAACGCGGCTTCGCCCCTTGGCGCGGTTGACGCTCCTATTCCACCCAGTCCCAGGCTCGTCACTTGGCTGTGCTCCCGGCATCGGACGCCGCGAGAGACTGCGCGATCTCCGTTGCGTGGGCTGCCAGAAAAGATTGCACTGTCGCCTTCGCTTCAGCCGCGTTACCGGTTCGTATTTCGGCTCCGGCCTGAGCCACGTCCTGAAGCGCGGTCAGAAGCTCCGCCTGGTGGCGGTTCGCTTTGGCGCTGAATCCTGCGATCGAGAGCCCGACTCCCAGCACCGTGAGACCGGTCACCGGGTCCAGTTTTCCGTACCAAACCCCGGCCACCGCTCCGGCCATTACCAGGGTCCCGCCGATGATGGTTTTCTTCCCCTGCCACCAAACCAGCACTGCCGCCCAAATCTTCCCCATAAAACCCCCTCAAACCCCGAAACCCTCACGGAGGGTCAGACTCCCCCAATTTTTTGGCGATCCCTGGCCAAATAAGGCCGCGTCGACCCCGTTCAGTCATTTCTCAGCTACTACCCCCGCCCAAAATCCATCCGCGCGCCTCTGGGAGCCCTCTGGCGCGTTTTGGCTTTTTCATCCCTCAGGGCGTTGCCAGCGCCTGGGCGACCGTCAGATTGTCCGGCCGGAACCACATCGCCTTGAACTTCAACTCGAACGCCCCAACCGGCTCCGTTCCGGCGGTGAAGGTGGCCGAATTGTCCTGGCTCCTCTCGCCCTGCTCGCTGAAGTTGGCTGAGCCATCGCGCACCAGGGTCGAATCCACGCAATAGCTCTTCAGGTGCATCAGCACTTTGGAGCGCTTCACGCGGATCTCGACGCCCTTCAATCCGATCAGCGCGTGCAGCGGAATCCGCGCGCAGGTGGCGTCGCCCCGGCACTCGGCCTGCAGCTCGCCCCGGTCCAGGTAGATCCGGATCGCCACGCCATGCGCCGCACGGTCCGCCAGCGCGGCCACAATCGCCTGGTCTGTAAGGCTGAAGGCCTCCAGGTCAATGGTTTTCTGCGCCAGGCCGATCTCGGCCGCGTCCATCTGTTCCAGGTTTTCATCCGGCGAGTAGACGGTTTCCGTGCCTATCAGGCGGCCGCCAGGGCCCTGGGCGTAAACCAGCCGGCCGCCGCCGCAGCTCGCCAGCCAGAAGCACAAGACAAGCACGGGCGTCAGCCAGGGGAAGATTCGCTTTGCGTCCAGGCCCAGCAGCCGGACCCTCTTTACCGCCAGATCGAGATTGGTTTTCAATTCGTTTCTCTCCTTTATCAGTTCCAGCCGCAGCAGACGCTCGGCCCGCATCTCGCTCTTCAGATCCTGCCAGCCGCGCCGCCTGCCCCCGTAAAAGACCAAAGACAGCACGGCCGCGTCCGCCAGCAAGACCCCAACCGCGAAAAGCACTTCCGAGTTCATAGCGTCGTCACCAAGGCGCGAATCTTATCCGCGACCAGCGCCTCGGAGACGAACCATGGCTTGTCCGTGCACTGGATGCTCAATGTTTGGTTGGGATCGCTGTAGGTCCATGTGGCCGTGAAGCCATTGCCGCTGGCAACGCCCGTGTCGCCCATGACGGCGGTGTCGGCCTGCGCCCTGATCCGGGCGCGGATGGCCTGGAAGCGTTCCCGCGTGATGTTCTGGAATGTAACCGGCTTGCAGGCTGCCATCGCGTTCCCCTTCTATTCAGCGGCACCCGTCCCCGCTTCGGTTAAAGCTGAGCCGGATGCCGCCGGTTTGGTTGAGTCCTCGGGGTCCACGCGGCACTCTCCGTGCTGGCACTTCGCCGCAATCCCGAGTTCGGTGCTCTCTGTTGTGGGGGTATCTCGTTAAGCCTTCTCGTCCGCTTCGGCCTGCGTCTCCGCTGCCGCGTCGGAAGCCAGCGCACTGGTCAGCAACTGCGGGTCTGTCTCACCGCGCAAAGCGATCAGCTTGGTCACCAGCGCCGACCCCGCTGCGATGGCCAGCGCGATCAGCTCCTCGATCTCCTCGGCCGTCAGCGTCAGACCCAGCAGAGGCGCGCCAGGCGGAAACGGGTTTGGCCCATGGCGCGGCACACCGGACGAGGTGGATGCGATCTCCGCCTGAATAATCGTGATCGAGGCCTGAATCGTCGTGATTACGGCACTCAGAGCCGCCTGCGCTTTCGTGCTCTTCAGGTGCAGCACGCCCTGGGTCTGCAAGGTGGTGATCTGCGTGACCAACGTATTGAACGCCGTGATCGCCTGTGTCGAGGTCAACTGCGACCCCGAGTCGGGCAACGATTGCAGCGTTTTGGTGAAGGCGTCGTTGCTCTTGGCGGCCTGGTCAATATAGCCGGCTACCAGCGCGCCTTCCGCGGCAGTCTCCTCGCCGGCCGTCAGCATTTCGTGGTTCACCGTTGCGGCCGTCTGCAGGCTGGCCCCGATCGAGGCCGCCGCCACGCTCGCCTTATGCGCTGCCGTGCCGCAGCTCGATGTCCAGGCGCACAGCCCCGTCATCGTCACCAGAGCCAGTGCCAGCAGCAAACTCACGCGACCCAGCGGGCGCGCGTTCTTGAAAGGCATCTTCATTGGTCCGTCTTTCCGCCGGCCGTGCCGGACTTGGTTTCAGGTGTGTTCCAAAGCGCAAGCTCCGCTTCGCGCCTGGCTTTCAGGCCGGCGTTTTCCTTGCCGCCCGCGCGATCCCAAAGCAGGATCTGCTCGCCGGCCTCTTCGTAGTGGCCGATATTCAGGAATTTCAAGAGGGTCGAGTCCGACAGGCGCACCCAGCCCAGGTTGAAGGTGAAGTCCACCAGGGCGTCGAACTGGCCCTGCGTCAGCGGCACCTTCACAAAGCGCAGCACGGCCGCCGCCGCGTCGCGCACGTCGGCGGCCAGGATCTCCGCCGCCTGAGGCTCATCCATGCCATTCGGAAATGAATCGGGATGCAGCAGCCGGTGACCATAGCCGATGGTGGGGAGCCCGGCCACGTCCAGGTAGACATGGCTGCGAAACCCTTCCGACCGCTTCAACAGTTCAAGACCCGCCGCGCTGAATTCCATCGCCTGTCCCCCCTCGCTCAAATGAGGCCGGGGATTGCAGCGTGCGTACTGCGCTGCCTGCAACCCCACGGACACTCTTCGTGTGCGGCACCCGTCCGGCTCCTCGCGGAGACTGCGGCGGTGCGTTCAGATCTCAGAGTAGGCGGGGATGGAACAGGGGAGGGCGTGCCCGCGCCGAGAGGCGCGGATGCGGCTACGAGCGCGGGGAGCGCTCAGTGCTTAAGCTGTGGCGAGCAGGCGATAGATAAGGAGAATGAGACCGGCTGAAAGGCTGAAAGCCCACAGCGCACCGAAGACAGCCCAAAAGATGCCAGACGCGGCGAGAGGTTTTGGCGGGGCCGTCGTCGTGCCCTGACTATTTCCGGGAACCTTTGGCGCGGCAGGGTCTTTGTATGTCACCGAGTAGTAGATCGCCATGCAGATCATCCCCAGGAAAACCACCGCGATGATAGTTCCACCAATTGCTGCTGCCATTTGCTCACTTTCTGTGCGAACTTCGCTATTGTTCCCTGATGTTTGCGACGGCTTCTACTGCGTTGGCCACCAAATCTTGAATTTTCACGGATTGCTCTTCGCTCGGAGCGGATGCGCCCTGGTCTGGAGCCTCGCGATCGGCTTCGACCCTATCGCTCAGGTGGATGTTCACTTCAATATAATCCCCGCTCATGACTCCAATACCGCAAGGCGAGTTGAAGGTGATCGATTGGTGGGGGGGCTCCTGTTCGTCTTTTCCTTTTGCGGGCCGGGTTGCGTCCATGAGGTCTCCTAACCGCCTTCCATACTTCACCTTATCGTTCTCTTCCAATTCCACACCTCCAGGGGAAAGAATGGCCGAACGACGATCAGGCGATCATCAATAACCGCTCGACCAAATCAAGATTCTGGCTCTTCGTCTCGTTGCAGAGTTCGTAAAAAAGCACGATCATTTGGGCGCGCTTGTCAATCGGAAGGGTGAGTCCGCGCCTCTCAAGTTCCCTATCAACAGTTTCAATCGCAAAGACCATAATCTCTCGATCCCAGGGAACCGGGTCAGTCGGCTTCAGCTCGACCGTCTTCGATGGGGCAGCTTGCTCTTCAGGTCTTGCGCGCTCAGCCCGAACCTTCTGAATTACACAGGTCAACTTCAGTCGCTCCACAAACTTGGGACCGGCCTGCTCGTACCACCATTCCGTGTTGTCGTAGTCCAATCTCCCGATTGCCATCAGCGCTATTGGAGGAACCTTATGGTCCCCATTCTCCCATTCCGAAATGGTTCCCTGGCTGACTCCAAGGTGCTCGGCTAGGACTCTTTGATCAATTCCCAAACGCTTTCTCAGATCCCTAATTCGCATAGGGATCGAGCTAGGCGGACATCGATTATCAATTTTTTGCTTGACACGTTTATCGACCATCGATATTCTCCTTCCTATGGCAGTCAACGACAAGATGTCAGGTCATTTTATCGCCCTCCAGCGAGAAACGCGGAAATACAACCGTCGCCGCGGCCTTTATACCCAAATTGCGAGGGAGCTGGGTGTAACGCCAGCTCACGTTCGAAACTGCGCCTTGGGGATGCGCAGGTCTGCGCGAGTCGAAGAGGCTCTGCTGCGGGAGCTGACGAGGGAAGCTGCATGAACACCCGACCAGCAGCATCAGCAGAACGGCGAGATATGAAAACAAGCGATTCATTACGTCCCCAGCTTGCCCCAGCGTCAACCGCATCTGCAACGGCTAATTTGCAGGGAAGATTTACCGGCCCAGCGCAACAATCCCTGTTTTCGGATCGGCCTGAGCCCCGCCAAGGCTCCATGAACGACTCTGATCTGGTACGCGGAGTCCTGGCCCAAGCTATTCGCCAGTGCGGCAAATCCCGCGCCCAGATTGCGGAAGAGATCAGTTTCCTTTCCAGTCGCGAGATCACGGAAATTTCGCTCAATAAATTTACCGCCGAGAGCCGGACCGACTATCGCTGGCCCGCCGAACTGGACCGCGCTTTCTGCCAGGCAACGGGAGACGATACCCTCCTGTGCTGCCGCGCCGAACTCGCTGGATACAAGATGATCAACGCGACTGATGCTGAACTACTCGAACTCGGGCGCGAGTACTTGAAGCAAAAGCGAGCCAATGAGAAGGTCGCGGCCCTCGAAATGCGTCTGCGGGGGGTTGAGAATCTATGAGCGCCCAGACCCAGCTTTGCCTCACCGCCCTGACGCCCTCCGGATCTGAGTGGGTGACCGCCGACCAGGCTCTCCAAATTACCGGATGGAGTGACGAGTGGCTGCGCCAGCAGGTGCGAACTGGCTCAGTAATCTCCCGCGAAGGAGACCAGCGCGCCGCCAACGGCCGCCCGACACGCCTCTATCTGGCCGCATCGCTGCCGGCGCGCCACGCGCTGGAACTTGTCCCCACATCGACCCAAATTTCCCTACCGCTCTTCGCCGCGGCTCCCAAGGTTCCCGATCTGCGCATCACGTTGCCCGATCCGGCCGCCCAGAAGCTTGCCGAACAGCGGCTTGAAATCCTCCGGCCGATCCTGGAATACGACGCCGATCGCGAGAAGTGGTCCACTTGCCAGCTCGACGACAAGTCGTATGTCAACTCCAAGACGCAGTTCGTGCGCTATATCGCGCAGATCAACCGGCTGAGCGAAGGCACCGTTTGGAACTGGTACCGCGCCCTCAAAAAGAACAGGTTTGAGGGCCTCGCCAAAAAGCCGCGCAGGGATAAAGGCAATTCGCACTGGGCGGATGAGAGCGCGGCGAACCGCGAGATGGCGGAGTTGGCCGCCTACGGCTACCTCCATGAATCGCTGCACAAGAAAATGTGCTGGGAAATCGTCAAGTGCCGCGCGGGGCAGCTCGGTATCGCGGCACCCAGCTACGAGACGATTCGCGCCATGCTGAAGAACATCCCGGCCCCGGTCCGGACGCTGGCGCTGGAAGGCCGGCGCAAGTACGACGAGGTCTTCGCGCCCTACATCTGCCGCGGCTACGAGGATATGGAGGCCGGCGAGATCATCGTCTCGGACCATGCACTGCATGACGTGCTTGTCCAAAACGATCTCTTTGACTTGAAGGATCGCCAGCACATGCGGCTGCGCTTTACCGGCCTGATCGACATGCGAAGCCGCAAGTTCCTGGGCTACGCCTGGTCGCAGGAAGGATCGTCCCGTTCGATCACCAGGTCGCTCCGCCACATGTTCATGAAGTACGGCCCGGCTCGGCTCTTCTATTGCGATAACGGCAAAGACTATCAAAAAGCCGGACGCGGTGGACGTTCGCCCGCCTGGCGGATTGAGGAGATCCCGCCCGAGGCCATCGGCGTGATCGCCCGGCTGGGCATGGAAATCGGCTTTTGCCTGCCCTTCCACCCGCAATCGAAGCTGATCGAACGGGCCAACAATACCATTCATCAGCGTTTCGACCGGCGCTTCATCACCTATACCGGCCCCACGCCGGAGCAGCGCCCCGACCGTTGCATCGCCGCCCTGGAGCGCCACCAGAAGCTGCTCGCCCAGGGCCGCGCCGACGAATCCGATCTGCCTCTGGCCAGCGAGTTCATCAAGGCTGCCGTGGCCTGGATCGAGGGCGAATACCACACTATCACCAAGTTGAAGGCCAAGGGGATGCAGGGCCTGACTCCGAACGAGGCCTTTGAGAAATTCCGCTGGCAGAATCAGCCGCCCACGCCGGAGCCGCAGGTGCTGGATTGCCTGCTCGCCGAGCGCGTGCAGCGGACCATCCACGAGGGTTCAATCGAACTGCTCAACCGGCGTTATGTCGGCATCGACGATCTGAGCCGCAAAGAGCTGCATGACCGCAGCGGCACCAAGCGCAAGTACACCGTCGCGTTCGACTATCCCGATGCGGACTTCCTGGCCGCGATTGACGACGACGGCTATGTGTTCGCGCACCTGGAGCCCGAGACCTTGGTGCGCCACGGCAACGATCCAGAGACCCAGGCCGCCATCGCCGCCAGCATGAAGGAGCGCGGACACCGCTACAAGGAAACCCGCGCCAAACTGAACACGCTCTCGCAGCGCGTGCTCTCCACCGGCTACGTGCCCCAGAACGATCAGATGCTCCAGATCGGACGCCTGCCTGGCGATATTGAGGGCTTCGTCGTCCACCGCCCAACCAACCACAAACTGATCCCCCACACCACCCCCAACGCGCCCCTCACCCCGGCGCAGGCAGCACGGCTTTTCTTGGAGAGGCAAAAAAAGAATGACTGACCATACGACCAGCGCGGAGCGAGCAGTACGGATCGCGACCGATTTTCTGAAGCGCAGCGGCATGAGCCCGGTGGATTTCGCGCGCAGAATCCACTACGACACGAACACCCTGCAGCAGTTCATGTGCGGACACTACAGCCGGATCACCGACGCCTCGCGCATTTCGGCGGCGATCCTCGACTTCATGGCGACGGACCCGCTGGACGAGGACGGCGAAGACTTTATCGGCACGATCTATGAGACAGCCACGGTGCGCGCCCTGCGCAACGTCTTCGCCGAGCTTCTGGACTATCCCCAGGCATTCATGGTTTACGCACCTTCCGGAAGCGGCAAAACCGACTTGGCGCGCCACCTGATCAAGCAACACAATGCGCAGCGCGGCGAACAGAAGTCTTACATCTTTCGCATCTACTGCCGGGCTGCGATTCGGCCTCGTGACCTTCTGAAGCGGGTGGCGACGGCCTGCGGCACCCAATCCGATACGGGGATCGAGCGCGCCCTTCACAATCTCCGCTGGGATTTCCGGAAGTCGCGCGTGGTTCTCTACTTTGACGAGGCCCAGCACCTCAGTATCGATTGCTTTGAGACGCTGCGCGAGTTGCTCGATGAGAAGCCCCACATGTCTCTCTGTTTTGCCGGAGACGAAGATCTGGACGCTGTCTTCACCAAGTTCGCCGGCAAGCTGGAGCGGCTGGAGCGCCGCATCACCGACAAGATCACGCTGCCGCCCTTGACCGCCGACGAGGCAGCCGGGATACTGCGCAGCGAACTGTCTGGGCTCGCCTTTGACCAGGCGGCCATTCGCCAGCAGATTGAGCTGGCCACGACCACCGTCCGCGTAGATAAGAAGATCGAGAAATACATCAGCATCGGGCGGCTTAAGGCCGCTATCCGCCAAATCCAGAAGGGAATGGCCGCGCAGGAGACAAAGCCTCAGAAAGTCGAGGCCATCGCATGAATGGCGCCCCCGTCGACAACTGCCCCGACGCCCTGCGCCGCCTGCTCGATGCCGATGAGCCACTGAACGTCAGGCGGTCAGTTGCCAATACGCCCACATTCAGCCTGCGCTGCTGGTGGGGTCGGCTGATGACCTGGGCCCCCACCGAGGCCCAGACGCGCCGCGTCGCCGAGCAGCTCCGCCGCACCGCGAGCATCTGCGATTTCTGGCTGAAAGTCGCGGTGATCGCCGCCATGATTTTCATGGCGATTGAGGTTGCCGAAGCCTTTCTGCCCGGCGGTGCGGTCGGCCGCGTACTAGGGGGTGCGAGATGACGATCGCAGCTCATGAATTTCCAGAAGACGCCAGCTACCTGCTGATCGGAACAGAAGCCATTAAGGGCGTCACCATCGAACGCATCACGCCGGAACTCTTTCTACTGAACCATCGCGGGGGCTGTATCTGTGTCGCAGAAGCTTGGATCGAGCGCGTGGGAATCGGGGGCCTCGACCGGAAGGCAACGGCCTGGCGGCGCTATCTACGCAGAGCCGCCAAGCATAGGGCAAAGCCCTCTTGGGCCGACAAGCCCGGAGCCTTTTCAGGAGATGCGCGGTGAACCCAACCTCTCAAGACCGAGCCGTTTTCCTGCATGATGACGGGCCGCGTTGCGTCAACGGGCGCGACCTGGTCGAGATCCCGGCCGAGTTCCTGGGCGCGGCCTCCGCCCTGGGCCGCGATCTGCGTGTCGCGCTGGATTGCTACCTGGCCTTCGGCGCCGTGCCCCGCGCGATTGCCAAGGCTGTTCTGCACAACATGGACGCCGCCCAGACCGGCTTTGACATGGCCCTGAAAGGCGAGACCCACGACTCCGGAAAGGATGCGAACTGATGGAATCCGTACAAATCACCTGCGATGTCTGCGGACGCGCCAAAGGCGAGACCAACCACTGGTTCAAGGCCGTAGTGGACCGCACCGTCGAAGTGCCGGTCGGGATAGCGTTCGGCACATCGGAGGCAAACGCCGAGGGCACCGGCCTGGTGCTCGAACACATCTGCGGCGAGGCCTGCCTGCACAAGCGGCTCTCGCGCTGGATCGACGCGGGCCGCGATGCCCTGCTCAACAAAATGATCGACAACTCCATTGAAAGCGTGAACGCATGACCGACAAGAAGCCCAAGCCGACGCCCACCCAGATTGACAGCCTCTGCGAGAAGTTCGACGCGGCAAAGATGGAGGCCGATCTCGCCGGCCAGCAGCTCTCCACCGCCAAGGGCGAACTCCTGGAACTCGTCCAGGACTTTGGCTACACGCCCACCCACGCCGAGAAGACCACCCGTCTCGAAGGCACGCTCTACATCGCCGATGCCACGGTGGCGACCACCGTTGCAGTGAACGAGGCTCCGGTGGGCGAGCTGCAGAGCGAACTGTCCAGGCTCAAGAAGCCCAAGGTCTTCGGGCTGCTGTTTGAACGGAAGGTAAAGCACTCGCTCAAGAAGGACGCCGCCAGCACCCTGAAGGTGGAAATCGGCAGCTTTGACCTGGACACCCAGACGCGCCTGCTCGGGCTCTTCGCAACGTGCTTCACGGCGGAATCCAAGGCTCCGGCGCTGAGCGTGGATCTGGCCGCCGCCCTGCGTCAGAAGGAAGCCGACGCCCTGGCGAAGGCGGAAGCGAAAGCCGCCAAGGCCGCCGCCAAAGCCGCCAAGGCGGCGAAGAAAGCCGGCCGGCAATGACCCTGCTCGAACGGCGCATTGAGCGCGTACAGAAAGCCCTGCGGGAAGCGCAGCAACACCTGGACTCCGTTAAGGAGCGCGAGTGCCTCAACCAGGGCGCGTTCCTGTGCGAGGTCTGCAAGTCGCTCCCGGCCCACTCAAGCGACCTGCAAAGGGTCCTGGTGCGCCTCGACAATGCACGCCGGGCGAAGAGCCTGAAGGCCGCGCGGAAGGGCGGCCGGAAGTGACGGACGCCGCCCCACGCGGAAAGCGCTGCACGGAATGCCCGTGCTGCGATGCCGTGATTGTCTTCGAAGGCGAAGCTCTCTGCGCGGCCTGCGACGACGGCACGCACCCGCCGATGACCGAGCAGAGACGGCCTGAACCGCAACCAGCCCCGCAACCGGAGCGCGCCGCGGTGGCGCCGGAACAGGAATCCGAACCGAGAAAGGTGCACATGAGCCAAAAGAGACTTACCCCATCTGAAATTGCGGCCATCCAGGAAGCGCCGCTTTCCGAGCCAACGGCAGCCTTAGCCAGGCGGCTCGGCTTGAGCGGGAACGCTGTGAGCTACCAGCGCCTGGTCTTCCAACGGAAAGCGAAAAGCCCCAGCAATATCCAGCCACCACGCAAGACTGAACCGGCAGTAGACGACTGGGTGCCTGAGCCCGATACCACGCTCCGCGAATCGCGCCAGGTCTCATTCAACGTGGACGCGCAAACGCTCGACGCCTGGTGGAAGAGCCAGACCATAGAATTCAAGGCTTCGGTCTTCGCCAGCAACTACGTGATCCGTGTGGAAGGGAGCTTCCAGTGAGCCCGAACACCCTGCCGCTGATACCGCGGACCGCGCTGCGCTCCGCAAAAAACTCTGTGGCCCGCAAGCTGACGGTGTTGCTCTCCACTGATAACGCGGTGGCTCGGCTGTGGGCCGCCGCCGACCATGACCCGCAGGCCGCCATCGCCCTGGCCGACTCGCTCGACGTGCGGATCGACTCGCTCACCATCGGCATCGCCCTGCTGCGCCACGAGGCCCAGTGCGTAATCGAAGCGCGGAAAGGAGCAGCGGCGTGAGCGAGACCAAGACCAGGTCCCCGCAGTTGGACAAGCTTATTGCCCAATCCAAACAGATCACCGCAGATCTGATGGTCTTGCGCAATGAAGTGTCGAAGACGATCTACCGCAGTGCGCGAGCAGCTCGATTCGGAACGGCCACCAGCCGCGCGAACTTGATTGCCGACGCGGCGCGCGAATTGCGCGATGAGATCTATGAGATATGGGCTCAGATGGCAGGGCTGCGCGACCCGATTCCAGAACCCAAGGTCCCGTTCCCGCGCCCAGCTCCGCGCCACATCGGCCAGGAGAAGCTCTTCCTGACGGGAGGCAAATGATGGCATGTGAAACCGTTCGCGACACCGAAGGCCACGTCACCATGATCCTCTGCGGGCGCAGCCGCCGGCAGACCTGCAAGTTCTGCCGTAACGGCTCCGTGACCAAGCTCTGCGACTATCCGGTGGCCAAGGGCAAGACCTGCGATGCCGGTATGTGCGCCAGGTGTGCAACCAACCTCGCCCACGAAATGGACTATTGCCCAACCCACAAGCACCAGTCACCCCCACCGCAACGCAACCTTTTCGGAGAGTAGACATGGACACCCTGTTTGAACTGCAAACCGATGAAGACCTCCGCCGCGATGCGGTGGCCGACAATGAGCGCCGCATCCACGATGCCCTTATAGGCCGTGGACCCTGGGAGCCGACCGAGCGCCAGCGCAAGCTGCTGGAGAGCCTGCGCGGCCGCCAGGGACGCCGTCTGGCCATGCCCATCAGCGACCTGGTCGAAAAGGTCAAGACCGACGCGCGCGCCATCAAGGCGGATGTGCGCGAGCTGGTGATGAGTTTCGGTTTGCCTATTGTGGCCAGCCGCGACGGCGACAACGGCGGTTACTTCTTCGCCGTTACGGCCGAGGAGCGCATCTCGGGCACCGCCGACTATCTGAAAGAAATCGTCGCCCTGGCTGAGCGCGTCCGCATCATCCGCAACCTCCACGACTTGAAGACCCTGTTCGGGCAAATCGCCAACGACTTTATACCTGCAACCGGAAAGGAATCCCGATGAAGTTAAGAGAGTCTGACCCGAAGGTAATGCTCGGCTTCGTCCTCCTCTATGCCGCCGTCTGCGTAGGCATCGGCATTGGCCTGCTCATCGCGCACTTTTGGAAGTAGCCATGACCAGCACACGCAAACTCGAAAGCCAACTGGACCGCATCCGCAGCGAAGAGAACGCGCTGCTGGTGCTCATCATCAAGCCGGACTGGGGCTACATCTCCACCATGCCCGGCCTGCGGCCGGAAGATGCCATCGAAACCCTCCGCAACGAGATTCCCGCGCTGGCGGATTACCTGATCAGGAAGAGCACAGCACGATGACGAAACGGCTCAAGAACGCCAATCCCGACCCGCGCCACTCGATTGTCAAAGGCCTGCTCGACAGTTACTGGCAGCGCGAGAATCCGTCCATTCCTTCGTTGCCCTGGGGACCGGCCGACGCCGGCGCGCTCGGCCAGTTTCTCCGCGACAATCCCACAGTCGGTACCGACATCGTTGCGGACTGCCTGGACAACCGCCTGCGCAGCGAAGACCACGCCCCGGCCGAGCGCGTCCACCGCTGGATCGGCGACGTGCTGCGCTACGCCAGCGGCCCGCTCAACCAATTCAAACAGCCGGTGCGGGGCGCAGCCTCGGCCGAAGCATCAGTGGGCACCTACCGGCCGGGCAAGACCTGGGGCGCGCCGATCCCCGAGGAGACTATCCGGCAATTCATGGGCGAGGAGTGGTTTGCGCGCGCCTGCGAACATCTGAAGGCCGACCCCTCGAAGCTCAATGAAACGGAGCGCAGATGCTTGCGCGATGAAGGGAGGCTGGCGTGATCACGATGATGAAGAGATCCTTCGCCGACGCAATGGGCTTTCAATGGCCCAAGGAACTCGCCTGTATCGTTAACGGCCGCAAGGTGACTTGGGATGAGATACGGCAGATGCGCAGAGACCGTCAAGCGCGCCATCTCGCCACGGTCTTGAGAATAGATGGGCCGGTGCGACGCGCCGCCTTCGTGTGGACGTTTTTTGTGCCAGGTGTGATTTACGGTGGCTGGCATCTCTATCTCCGCACCGTCACCGATAGCTGGTGGATACGCGCTTCAAACGGTATCGCGCTTGAAATCATGAGGACGTTTCCTTGTGGATTGTTACCTATTCCGGAGAACTTCTATCGCTGGAAGCAAGCATTTGCAGGCGCTTTTCCCCGGCCTGGAAAATTCAGCAGGCAGGGAATGCTCGCTGGATGGATCGAGTGCTATAGAGAAGGTTCAGCGCCTTTGCACTTTGACAGCGCCTATTGGTCGGCACCGGCTCAGCGGAGGATTGCATAGTCATGGGACTCTACAACTTTCAGAAGCGGTTTGCGCCGTTCGTCCTGGATGGCCGCAAGACCCACACCATCCGGGCGCTGAGGGCGCATCCCGACAAGCCGGGAAATACGTTGCATCTGTATACCGGGCTGCGGCAGAAGGGCGCGCGGTTGCTCATGCGCGTGCCATGCACAAAGGTTGAAGACATCCTCATCGACTCCGCCTGCCATATCTCAATCAATGGCGTTCGCCTGGATACCTCCGAGTGCGATCAACTCGCGCGCCGCGACGGATTCCTGGATTACATCGACATGATGTGTTTCTGGTCGGGCCGGCTGCCATTCCGCGGCCAGATCATCCACTGGAAATTTGAGACCAACTCAGGGGAGAAAGCGGGAAATGGAGTACAGAAGGCAATGCCAGTTGATGGGGTGCAAGAACCTGATCGATCCAAAGCGCAGGCTGCAAAAGTTCTGCTCCGACGCGTGCCGGCAAAAAGACGGCCGCGAAATGCGGAAGAATAAGCCGGCCCTGATTTGCCCCCACTGCCACAAGGACGTGAACAAGAAGGACTGACCATGCAGATCACCAAGCCACAGCTCGGACGCCTCCAAACTCTCTACGCGCAACTTGCCCGCCACGAGATCGGCGTGGGCGCCTCGCGCGCAGCGCGGATCGCCTGGGCGACAGAGACGCTGCACAAGCCGGTCGAGAGCTTCAGCGCCTTGACGATGGAAGACGCCGGATGGCTGATCGACCAGCTCCAGCAGCAGCTCGGCGTCCAGGCCCCACTCAAGAGCCGCCCCGACGGCGACCAGGCGCGCCGCGCCGGCCTCGACGGCCGCAAGGACGGTACGGAGTTCGCCAACGCTCCACAGATGGCCACAGCGCGGGATCTGCGACGCATCCAGGCTATGATTGCGCAGCTCGGCTGGAGCCACGAAACCTATGCCAACTTCCTGGCCTCGCAGCGCAGCCCGCTGGCCAAGCGCGCCGACAAGCAGATCCGCACCACATCCGACGCCAACAAGGTCTGGTGGGCGCTCAAGCGCATTGCCCAGCAAAAAGGCGTGTGGAGGAAGACGGCATGAAGCCCTGGCGCAAACTGACGGCGGCGATCGATGAGGACATGCAGCATCCGCAGCTCATGCTGCCGTTCCCTGATGAGAAGACCATCGACATGGGGCGCTGCTGCGCAATCCTCCACGTAACATCGCACGTCGTCCGCCGCCTCTCTGTCACCCCGCTCAAGCCGGGCAGCAGCGAGATGTGCCTCGACGCCTACAACACCATGCGCTGCGCCCCGCTGCGCATCGACTACGACTCCCTGGTGCGCTTCCTCGACCTGCTCAGGGACAAGCACGGCATCGTCGATCGGCGCGCCGCCCCCATCTGGGGACGCCACCGCGACGACGATCTCCTGCCGTTCCCCTGGACCGACACCATGACGGTCGAGGAGGCCGCCGACGCGCTCAGCATCCATCGCAGCAAAGTGCTGCTGCGCATCGAGGCTGGCAAGTTCGAAGCCTATCAACTGGCGCCCGTTTCGCCCTGGCGCATCTCCCGCGCATCCTTCGCGAAATATATCGACAGCTTCCGTTCTCAATCTCGCCTGGAGCGGCCGTACGGAAGCTAGTGCGCGTCGGTCTCCCTGCGCCGCTAATCGACGATAGCTTGCTTATGTTCAGATCATGCGCACCCGTCTACTGATCGCCTTATTGCTCCTTCTGCCGGCCGCCCTCTATTCCCAGACGCAAACCTATGCCACGATCACCGCATCGGGCATCAAGGACGAAGGCGGCAATCTGCTGAGTTCGGGAGAGATTTGCTTCCTCCCGGTCTCGCAGTCCACCGGGTTGCCTATGAACTACACCGTCGTCGGCGACGGGCAGAGATCGAGGGCGCCTGTCTGCAGCCCGATCGCGAACGGCGTAGTGACTCCGTTCACGCTGACCAATACCCTGATCACCTGGCCGGCGAATGCCTGCTATCGAGTCACGGTCACTGACATAACCGGCGCGCCGGTCATCGGCTCAACCTCCGCCACGGCGAAGACGGGCTATCAGTGCGTACAGATGTCCAGTTCCTGGTGTTCGACGGTCTCAAGCGCCTTTGGCTGTAATTGGGATGACTATGTGCCCGACATGTCCGCCCAGGTCACTGTGGAGGCTCCCACGCTCAGCGCGGGCACCTTCACGGCCCTTGCGCCAGGCGCCACGCCGTCATGCACGATCACGGGCAGCAGCCCCAGTTACACGCTGAGTTGCGGCCTGCCACAAGGCGCGCAAGGTATCCAGGGGCCGACCGGGACCCTGGCCAACAACTCGGGCTATAACGGTACGGTGGGCGCGACAACACCCGCAGCGGGCAATTTTACCAACGTCCAGGCAAGCACTCTCGCGGCGCAGACTATGGTTCCCGGCGCGATCATCAGCCCGTCGCTGTACCCGCGCCCAGCATATTTATTTGCCGACTCTCGCGGTTATGGTGTGGGCGCGTCGGTCTACGGAAAGTCATTCGCGGCCCTCCTGGCCGACAGCCACGGTGGTCCCTTCTACAATCAAGCGGTCGGCGGAGATCAGTCGGGAGACGAGACTGTTCGCATCGCGCAGAACTTCGCCCCCTTGGCAGATTTGAGCCAGGGATACCCGGTGAGCGTCATTTCGACCGGCGTCAACAACGCCAACACCTGCGGGGTTACGACGCCGTGTGAGCAGGTTTACACGAGCACCATGATGGCGGCGGTGGCTCTGGCCGCGAATCTGCCAACGTATCAGACACTGGCTCCGGCCTGCACACTATCGGGCTTTACCTCGGACACAACGACCTATGCGCCTTACATCGGCGAGACCACAACCACAAGTGGGAGCACTTTCTCCTGCCCCATCACGACGACGGGGAATCCAATTGGGCTGGAGTATTCCGTTGCCTATGGTGGTGCGGGCACGGCCAGTTGCACTGTGGATGGGGGCACGGCCACAACGATCAATTTCGGCTCCTCTACGGCGGTTGCGGCGCACTTCAACTATGCTTTGTTCCGCGCCGAGTTTGGCGCAGTGGCTGCCGGTTCGCACACCTTGGCTTGCACCGTCACATCTGCGACCGGGTCAACAAACTCTGTTGAGTTTATTGCCGTGGATTCTATCCCGACGGGGCAGCGCACTACCCTGCCGCGTGTCGTGCTGACAAACATCCCTCCGATTAGCGGGTCCAACGATTCCGGCACCGCGACATACTCGACTCTCGTAAATGCTGTCTACAGCACTTATCAAGCCGAGGGCGCAAACATCGTGTGGGTCGATGTTCGGACCCCCATGCTGAATCCGAACTATTACTCGTACTCTTATTCGGCGTGCCCCACGAACATCTACGCGGGATCAGGGGGACTGCACTACAACGACTGCGGCCACCATGTAGTAGCTCAGACCATCATCGCGGTCGCCCCCGATACTTTCGATGAGAAATCCACTCCAAAGGGCAGTCTAGGACTCTCGAGTTCGGCGCTGAGAATGGCAGGCTATACCTACACCAGCAACCTACAATATCCAACAGCCAACGCCTTGGGTGTGGTTCCCGGAGCAGGGGGTCTAGCGGGTGGATGGTGTATGTTCTTGAACGACTGCTACGATTTGGCCTCCGCACCCACCAGTCCGTACAGTTTCATCCTTCCGGAAGTGGGGGCGAGTGGCTATTTTCAACGCATACTTATGGCGAATCACGATTTTTGCTGGGTGAAAGCGAATGGAGTGACCAATAATACGACCGCGCCCATGCCAAACCTTTGCGTGGGGATAGACGGCCGCCTGTTCGGATTCATGACTCAGAACGGAAATACGCCGCTTGAGGCCGCCTGGCACCCTTACGAGCTGTCTTTCGATGATCAGACTTCGCCGAATTATGGACAGACTAGCAATGCTCCCAATCTCAACCATGCAATAAACTATGTGGGGCCGCTTACCGCAGGTGTGACCGCCTCGTTGCCATTTTGCTATAGTGCTTCCAATGCGACAGTTGGCTTTATCAAGGATAGCCCCCTCCTCATCCTCATTCGCCAGGGAACTGACGGTAATCCGGTGACGCTGCTCGGGGGAACAAATAACACGATCAACACGAATGCGGGAGGCGTAGGAACCACTTATGTGTGGACTGCTAACGCTGGCGATGCTCTGCTCCTGCAGTGCAGCACTCAAGTCCCCAGCGCTCTCACGGTCGTCGCTCAGAGTAACTGGTCAGCAATCCCGATCACAGCACAGCCCACGGCCACCACAAATCTCGCTGTCGCCGGGCAAATATCAGCAGCATCGATGGGGATTTTCGCCGGATCATTCTCGAATTTGGTCCACAACTCCTCTGCTCTCACCAACGCCTCATGGACACAGCAGACCTTAGGAGCTTCCCAGTTTGCAGTGACTGGATCGCAGGCTGATCCGGGATTGAGCTACTTGCCCGCAGGCACTACAGCCGTGAAGTTGACTACCGGGACCGGCGTGGGAAACACCGGCTGGTACCGCGATTCGCTTATGACCGCGACGGTTGGTCAAGCCTATTGCATCGGCGTATGGGCAAAGGGCGCCGCTGGCGGCGAAACTAACTTCGCGCTGCAAGTAGGGAACCAAGGCTTCTATTTGACCGGAATCACTACCTCGTGGACGTTATTCACCGGGACGGAGACCGTGGCAAATACTATGGGTCTCACAATCGCACAGTTATCCTTTCCGGCAACTGCAGAGTCGGTAACTTTTGCATACCCGTTTGCGATTCTTGGGGCCTGCCCTGCCAACCCAGCATCCATCGTCTATGTGCCGACCGCTTCGACGTCTATCACGTCGCTGACGGAGCTGATCGCCCCACTGATCAGCGCCCCGCAAAGCAAGCCGTCATTAATCTATTCGGCAGCGGGAACACCAGTGCCCACATGCAACTCCTCGTCGGCTGGATTGCAGGTCACGGTCAGCGATGCCATATCCCCGACGTACCTTAGCACATATACAAGTGGGGGATCGGTTCTGGCTCCAGTGGTGTGTAACGGGACAAACTGGGTGACGCATTGAGCAACGCGCTTCATGGCACTGCGGTGCCTGGAAAGGGGTATGATGCACTGGGAAGTTGCGGGAGGATGAGATGACGCCAAAACGGCATATGAATACGCAGAAGAGATTCGCGAAGGAGACCGGCTCTCGGACATTTACTGCCCCGCCTGGAACGGACTCCCTCCCACTTGCTGAACGGCTCTATATTTACCTCGATGTGTTTGAGAGCGGCTGCACCTCCACGCAGCCGCCGATAGGCAACGGCAACGCGGAAGATTGCCCTGAATGTGTTCGCTCCTTTGTGGATGCGGTGAAGGCGGCTGTGGATGAGGCCATCGCTGCCGATCCTCTGGCCGCTGTATCCAATATGGCAACCTGGGCGTCTGAGCACGCTTCTGAAGCCCAAGCGCTCAGGTCAAAAGGCCAGAGGTAGGACGGCGCATGCAGTGTGTACTCTTCGTGGCGATTTTTCATCTAAATGTTTCTGGACGCGGGAGCGGGGCTGAATTGGAAGTTCGAGCAGGTATGAACGTTACTCCTTATTACGAGCACGATGGCATCACAATTTACCACGGAGATTTCAGCGATTTTGCTGGAAGAAGCGATATTCGCGCGGATCTTCTTTGTACCGATCCGCCTTATGGGATCGGAGCAAGTCGGCGGTCTTTTTACACGCACGGCAAGCGAGCGTGTTACCAGGCAAGAGACTTTGGCGACTCTGATTGGGACGATCATCCGGCCCCTGCCTGTTTAATTGATGCTGCCCGCGCTGCCTGTTCTGACGCGGTGATCTGGGGCGGAAATTACTTCGAGCTTCCGCCATCGATGCGCTGGCTCATTTGGGACAAGCAAAACGACGGGATGAGCTTCGCCGATTGCGAGATGGCGTGGACCAATCAAAGAAAGGCGACCCGGATTTTCCGGCATCGGTGGAATGGAGCGAACCAGCAGCGCTGTGGGAGCGTGAAGGAACCGCGCATGCATCCCACAATGAAGCCCCTGCCATTGATGAAGTAGTGCATCCAGTTCTTTCCAGAAGCAAACTCTGTCCTCGATCCGTTCATGGGATGTGGAACCACGCTCGTCGCAGCTAAAGCGCTCGGACTGCACGCAATCGGAATCGAGCGAGAGGAAAAATACTGCGAAACGGCTGCGATTCGTCTGGCGCAAGAAGTCTTCGCATTTTGATGATTCCCGCTCGGTTTCCGGGGTATGGAAAAGCGTCGGATTCTTCCTCGTTTTTGGGCACAAAAAGCCGTTAGAATGGGCGCCAGCGGCGGGTGGTTTTCGAGGGTCTTCGGGCGGTGCAGCCCGGTCTATCTACGGTTTTTAATAGTTGGCCAGGATTGGGGGTGCCGGGAGCTGATTTGGAGTAGTTGGTTTGGATCTAGGTGAGGCCTTTAGCCGCGGCGTATCTGCCCGTTTTGCGGTTTTCCACATCGCCGGGAATCGGCGCTCAATTGGGGTTGGTTTGGTTGGCTTGGATTCCGAAGCTGCCAGAACGTATTTTCAACAACTTACGCTCCGAATCTAAGTCCAGTCGGCCCGACCACTGTAAAGTAGAGGCTGTATTCTCCGCCCGCGACCGACGTGTGGAAAAGCGTGTTTGACCCGCGCTAATCCCGCCTTTGACCGCGACCGACCGCGACCGACCGCCACTACAAGACAAAGACTGTACTCACAGTGCCCCATCCATTCAGCG